CAGAAACGCTCACAAAGGAATTTTGGTCTCCAATCTTCGAGAACACAGACTTCGCAGAGTTCATCAAGTCGCAATACTCTATCGGTCTCGCACAGAAAGTAGACATGGACGAGATTGTCAATGATTGAAGATAAACTAAGTGAGGGCATTCACTTCAATATCATACCCGCAGAGAATGACGAAACTGCTTGGCACATTCGCATTCTAGAAGAATTTCCTGAGACGGTAATTCAGTTTGGTAATATTGAAATCAATGGCAAGACTGACATGCTGAACTTCAGTATGGATATTATTTCATCGCCTGACCCAGACTTGACACTTGATGACTTGACATTCCAAGAGTATTGTGCTAGAATACTATCTGAAGTCTTGGAAATCGCTGTGTCTACTGGTGCGGCGGTGTTGCAAGACAAAGAGACTGGCGAGATTGCCGTTCGAGAAGATGAGATAGAAGACTTTGAGGAGTATATGAATGAGTTCGGACAAGACAGTTCCCAACACGCTTGAGACATTTGATAATCTAACAAGCGTTGAAGCAAAAGAAGAGTCAACGCTTGAGTCATTTGGTCTTGAAGTCAGTGATGCCAATAATGATTACAATAAGCATTGGGTTGGCATGCCTGAGTTTGAGAACAATGCAAAGAAGACATACAAGACAATCAATCTACACTTTCGCAATAAAGAAGACTACGAAGCATTTTCGCAGTTGATTGAACAGCCGCTGACAGCAAAAACAAAAGCAATCTGGTATCCTGCTCTCAATAACTATAAGAATTCACTTCTTCGTTATGTTGAGGGTGATGATGACCAATCCTAGATATCCTCTTTACATTATCTCAAAGGGTCGCTCTGACACAATGATGACTTCTCGCTCTCTGTCGAGAATGAAAACTCCTCACAATATTGCTGTCGAGCCTCAAGACTATCCTTTGTATGACAAAGCACTTGATGAGTTTGGCATCCGTGAGTGGGTGACACTGCATGAACTGCCATTCTCTAATCATGGTCAAGGCTCTGCACCTGCTCGTAACTGGTGCTGGGAACATTCTATCGTCAATGGCTTTGAACGTCACTGGGTGATGGATGACAACATCTCTGACTTCTATCGCTTGCACAAGAACATTCGTGTCCGTGTTGAGAGCAGTGCAATCTTTCGTGCGGCTGAAGACTTTACTGACAGATACGAGAATGTAAAAATCTCTGGCTTTCAGTATCGCTTCTTCATCGCACCACAGCAGAAGTATCCACCATATGTTGCTAACACTCGCATCTATTCGTGTATGCTTATTCAAAATGATTGCAAGCATCGCTGGCGTGGTAAGTATAACGAAGACGTTGACTTGTGTTTGCAAGTTCTCAAAGATGGTGACTGCACAGTTCAGTTCAATGCATTTCTTCAAGGCAAGTCAGCAACGCAGACTGTCAAGGGTGGCAACACAGAAGAGATATATAATGCAGACAAGATGGACTATCAAGACACCACACGAGAGAAGTCAGAGTTTCTCGTGAAGAACCATCCAGATGTTGCACGACTTGTCAAACGTTATGGTCGTTGGCATCATCATGTGGACTATCGTCCGTTTAAGAACAACAAACTACTTCGCAAACCAGATGTGAAAATACCTGAAGGTATAAACAATTATGGTATGCGTCTTGTGAAAGATTGGAGCGATGCGTGAATATCAACTTAGAACAAACTATCTTACGGAACCTTTTAACCAATGATGACTATATGCGGAAAGTTCTTCCGTTCATTAAGCCGGACTATTTCGATGGTGTATATCGTTCTCTCTTCAAGGAAGTATCGCGCTTCGTTGCGAGATACAACAAACTTCCTACACTCGAAGCATTCAAGATTGAGATAGACGAAGCGGGCAAGATGAGCGAAGACGATTATCGTCTGTCGCTAGACATTCTACCTAATGTGTTTGAAGCACAGAAAGAGAACCTTCAGTGGTTGCTGGAGTCTACTGAGAAGTGGTGCCAAGACAGAGCCGTCTATAACGCTGTCATGGAGAGCATTTCAATTATTGATGGGAAACATGCTACACTTCAGAAGAATGCTATCCCTGACGTTCTATCGAAGGCTCTCGGTGTTTCATTCGATACTAACATTGGTCACGACTATCTTGAGAATGTCGATGAGCGTTATGATTTCTATCATCAGCAAGAAGAGCGTATTCCATTTGACCTCGACTTGTTCAATCAAATAACTAAGGGTGGTCTGCCTAACAAGACACTGAACATTGCTCTTGCTGGCACTGGCGTTGGTAAATCATTGTTCATGTGTCACATGGCGGCTGGTGCTTTGTCTCAAGGTCACAATGTCCTGTATCTCACAATGGAGATGGCAGAAGAACGTATCGCTGAACGTATCGATGCGAACTTGCTGAATGTGCCTATTGACCAACTTGAGAACCTGTCTCGTGATATGTTCACAGATAAAGTGAGTGGTCTGAAAGCGAAGACTGAGGGTAAACTTATTATCAAAGAATATCCAACTGGTCAAGCAAACACATCTCACTTCCGTGCGCTATTGAATGAACTGAAATTGAAGAAGAACTTTGCGCCAGAACTTATCTTTATTGATTATCTAAATATCTGTGCGTCATCACGAATGAAAGGGATGGGCGGTGCCATCAACTCATATTCATACATTAAAAGTATTGCAGAAGAAATTAGAGGACTCGCAGTCGAGTTCAACGTTCCGATTGTATCTGCAACGCAGACGACTCGTTCTGGTTATTCTAATGACAATGTTGGGCTTGAAGACACGTCCGAATCTTTTGGACTACCCGCGACCGCAGACTTGATGTTTGCTCTCATCAGTAATGATGAACTGAGCAGTCTTGGTAAGATTATGGTCAAGCAGTTGAAGAACAGATACAACGACCCGACCAGATACCAACGTTTCACTCTAAAGATTGACCGCGCTAAGATGCGTCTCTCTGATGATGACAATCTAGATGATGGTGTAGTTGATGATGCACCAGCATTCGACAAATCAGAAGCCGCAGAGCGGTTCAAAGACTTTAAGTTGGAATAATTATGGATGCAATTCTACACACCGCAATTGTCCTTGCGACAATTTTTCTTTCATACTGGTATGGACTCTATCGTGGTTACATGCGTGGGCTTGATGAGGGACTCAAAGAAGGCTCTGCTATCAGTGCGAAACAATGTCTTGAATGGATGCGTAGCAAAAAAGACATACATATAACAGATTTAGAAATCAGAGAAGTAGTTGAGGAATTAAGAAATGAGTGAAGTTAATCTCATCGCATTGAGTAAACCTTCCATTACCACAGATTGTAAGACAGCAGGTGACTTGATTGCATACACAGCCCGTGTGAGCAACCCTGCTAATCAGAACAATACAAAGACAGCACCTCGTTTGCTGAAGTATCTCATTCGTGAGCAACACTGGTCACCATTTGAGATGGTTCACATGACACTTGAAATCAAAACGACTCGTGATATCGCCAGGCAGATTTTGCGTCATCGCTCGTTCTCATATCAAGAGTTCTCTCAACGCTATGCAGAAGCACCTGGTTTTGAGACGCGAGAAGCACGACTACAAGATGAGAAGAACCGTCAGAACTCTGTTGAGACTGATGATAAGAGACTGAACGAGTGGTGGCAACAGCAACAGAAGAAAGTGCAAGGTCAAGCAGAACTCGCTTACAAAGATGCTCTATCAAAAGGTATTGCAAAAGAGCAAGCACGAGCGTTGTTGCCCGAAGGTCTAACACAATCGACTATCTACATGGCTGGTTCGCTTCGCTCTTGGATTCATTACTGTGATTTGCGTAGAGGCAATGGCACACAGAAAGAGCATATGGAGATTGCAGACAAGTGTTGGGAAATCATTGGTGTTCACTTCCCTGACATTGTGAAAGCACTTGAAGATGACTGAGGTTACGATTCGTAATAAAGAATTGCTCGGTATTCTAGATGATACTATTGAAAGATTTCTAGAACATAGAGACTTGATGGTTGAACTGTCAGGTAATCTAGGTGATGAACCAATCGGTGAGGGTAAGAAGTGGACAGAGCCTGAGACGCTTCAACAGTTCATTGACAAAGGTGATGAACATGTCGGGTTTCCTGAACAGGGTTACGGCTTTCAGGTAAGTAATGGTGTCACACACAGACCTGAGATTTTTGCAGAATTGCAGAAGCATACAAAAGAAGATTTGGTTCATTACTTTGGTGCCAGTAATAATTCACTGACATCATATTATCCACCCAAAGGATATGTCGGATGGCACACAAACTGGAATGCATTTGGATTTCAATGTGTTCTAACGTGGAGTGAAAGCGGCGATGGCTACTTTCGCTGGTATGATAAGAAGAATGATAAGTTCGTGACAGAAGAAGATGTCCCGGGCTGGCAGGCTCGATACTACAGGTTTGGTGAGTATCACGAGCCTGAGCATCATCTGTGGCATGCCGCGTGGACTGAGTGTCCTCGTTTTACTCTTGCATTCAAATGGATTTATCCAATGATACACGAAGACGTTGATATTCCTATAGCCAATTCTAAGAGAGTTGAGCAAGCGCGACAAGCACAACAAATGTTTATTGAAGAACTGGAGTCTGAAGTATGACACATCTGATTTGTAATCTACCGAGTACGAAAGTCTATGTTCGCAAAGAGTATCTCATGGACCACAAAGAAGGTCACGGTGAGTTCGTTGAAGGACACTGGGTGACACTCAAGTCAATTCCTGGCCGTGCGTTTTACTTTGAGACATATCTCCCTGAGTATGGTGCGTTGTATGACAAACTGCCTATCTCTGCATTCGTATCTTCGCCTGAGACGCCTGACCCCGACCTACCACTAAATGACCTACAGTTCTGGAATGCAATGCACTATGGTGTCACCGCAGTCTACAAACACTTCATCGGTAGTATGGACTTTGAGGTGTTTACACGCAGTCACCAGATTATCAAGGGGACATATATGTTCACCGTTGACAACTATCACATCCACGCAGATGAGGTTGACTACAGCACAGCCGAAGTTCCTGAAGAACACAAGTCGTTCAATGTGATTGAGTTAGAGAACGGTCAGTATGCCGCATATCCAAACAATCGTATGAGAGTGTATGACAACTCTCTCACCCCACCAAAACCATAGATGCCTGACTTCAAAGTCTCGACAGACTTCTATCAAGTCGAGAGTGGTTATGAATATCGTCTAGGCGATGTTGATGATTACTTCTGGAAGACAAAAGATAGTGCTTGACAAATCTATCAGTCCTTGATATAATACGAGAATGGAAAATCAAAATCTAACACGGATTGCCCTAGCATCTTTGCTGGCGTTGTCTATCATCACACTTATCAATCTTGGTATTCAAGTGTTTACTAAAGAAGATACAGTGATTGTGCAACAAGTTATCACAGAGCCTGAGCCTCTGATTATCGAAGAGTTACCTTATTCAGATGAAGACTTGCAGTGTTTAGCACTCAATCTATATCATGAAGCACGAAACGAACTTGACGCTGGTTTGTATGCAGTCGCAGATGTAACGCAGAACCGTGTTGATGACAAGCGTTGGCCGAACTCAGTCTGTGATGTTGTATATCAAGCGAAGACATACACTGGTCAAGATGGTAAACAGTATCCGAAGAAGAACCGTTGTCAGTTCTCATGGTATTGCGATGGTCGCAGTGACAAGCCACGCCCTGGTCGCTCATGGGAGAAATGTCTACATATTGCAAGAATGTTCTTGACACATGATGAATTTCGTGGTATAACAGAGGGTGCAACACATTATCATGCAACCTATGTCAACCCGCGTTGGGCGACAGCGAAAGGTATGCATGTGATTGGACAGATTGGTGAACATATATTTTATAGGTGGAAGTGATGATTGAATACAAATACGATGAAGACAGATATCTCGAAGAGTTGACTGCATATGTTGATGCAACATATGGTGAGCATTACTCTAAGAACAAGTTTCAAGCAACAGAGTTTATTATCGATGGTGGACACGGCGATGGTTTCTGCATCGGCAACATCATGAAGTATGCTCAACGCTATGGTAATAAAGACGGTTACAACCGTAAAGATATTCTCAAAGTGCTACACTATGCACTTATTCAACTCCATGTTCATGACAGAGAAGGAAGAGACAATGACTAGAGACCAAGAACGCACAATGAAACTGGTCAGTAAAGGACAAAAGTATATTATGTCTGAACTGACTATGTGGGGTCAAAAATATAGAGAGGGTGGACATGTCCCTAAATCTGTTAAGCGTCGCACTCAAAGACTGATGAATGCTCTCAAAACAATCGAAGAACGCAAGAAGGTTGCATCAACTCTCGACCAGTCAGAACTTGATAAAAAAATTAAAGAATATGAAAATAAAGACTTGACATCTTCGGTATAGTGTGTTATTGTAAGACATCATCGGAATTGAGGTTGGTTGGTCTACGTCAAAGTTCTCGATATAG